ACACCGGGCGCTCAACAATTGTTAAGCTTGAGCGCGGAGAAAGACCGCTTAACGACAGATGGCTTGACAAGCTGTCGAAAGAATTGCGGTGCACGCCCGCTGAAGTGTTGGGAGAGCAAGTGCCGATCGTGGGGAGGATTGGGGCCGGAGGCTCCATAGTGTTCGAGGACTTAGGGGTAGCGGACACAATAAAAAGGCCGCCAGAGACGGCGGGCGAGCTGGTAGGCTTGGAGGTTGCCGGCGAGTCAATGCTCCCGCGCTACGATCCTGGCGATGTCATTTTCATAAGCCGCGAGCGTGACGGCGTAGACGCCGCGGATATCGGCGCCTACTGCGCTGTGCGGCTACGCACGGGCGAGACCTATTTGAAGATATTGGCGCGGGGTTCGCAGAACGGGCTCTATACGCTGCGCTCGCTCAACTCGACTGACATTGAGGACGTCGAGCTGGAATGGGCAACGCCGGTACGCGCTTCGATCCCGAGAGCCGCGCGCCGATTTTCCTGACGAACTAACGCCCGAAGCCGCCGACTAGCAGGGGCGGGACACCTTCGTCCGGCCGGGATAGGCCGTAAACGAACAAGCCAAGAAGCGCGCCCAAGACCACGGCAAGGCAAATAGATCGAATCAACGCCACCTGTAAATTGTGGTGGGCCGCATCCCCACGGTCCAATCATTTTGCATCCGAAACGGCGATAAACTGATTGGTTGGTTAACGGCGCGGCGCAAAAGTGTGCGTTGATGGTTTTTTCGCCGTACCCGCTATGGGCACAAAAAAAGCTTGACCTAGTACCCGGAGCGGGTACATATGCCCCATCGCCATCCCGGCGTTGGAGTTTCGCACAGTGGTCGATTACCACACCCCAGATGCCCTGAAGGAAACCGAGACCGCCCATCGCTGGTGGAAGACTCAGTTCCTCCCCGCCGCGCGCGCTGCGGTGAAGGCCCGGCAGGACGCCGGCGAATATGTCTCCTTTCCTGAGAGCGCGGCGCTGATCATGGCGTCTTATGCGGCCACGGACAAAATGCTGGTTGGGCGCACATTGCTGCTGCCGGAGCCAGAAGTGCTGGCGGAACGGGAGGCGGCATAATGTCCGACCCCGAGATCGAAACGCTCGCCACCCTGATCCGCCGCACGCCGATCAACGAGATGAGCAACGCCTTTGATCGCATGATCGAGGCGACACGGAACCGCGATGATGCTGCCTACGAAGCGGCGAAGGCCGACTTTTATGGCGCGGCCGCGCTCGCACGGGAGATCGCAAATGCGTGATCGCCCTGCCCCACCCATGGGCTGGCTCGCCTTCTGGCTCTTCGTCTGGCTCGGCTCGGTCGTGGGCTATGCTGCCGTGGGGATGCGGTGATGGGTGGGCCCGTGCGCGAGCAGTTCACTCCAGGGCCATGGCACGTCGTTCGCTACGGCGATGGCGACAGCCTCGTCATCCACCACAGCGATGAGGAACGCGTCTGCTTCATGGCGACGCCGGGATCTTCGCCGGCCATGAAACGCATCCAGGCCAACGCCAGCCTGATCACCGCCGCTCCTGAACTCTACGAGGCGCTGGCAGCCCTGATCGAGGCCACAGAGCGGCATGTCTTCGGGAATGAGTGTCTGATCGAACGCATCGCCGCCCACGCAGCGCTCGCAAAAGCCCGCGGTGAGCAACCATGATCGTCACCATGCACGCCCGCCAGCGCTACATCGAGCGCGTCGTGACCGTGCTGGCGCGCGGGCAGATGCTCTCGGATCATTTGGCGGCGGTTTATCCGCGGGGAGCAGCGCAATGACGCGCTCGAAAGCAATCAAAACTGGAGAAGCAACAGACATGTCTGACACGGCGACCATCGAGAAACCGCAGGAAGAAACCACCGATCTGGTCGCGATGGCGACGGTCAATCCGCTCGCCGTGTTCACCGACCGCGAGCAGTTTTCGCAGTTCTACCACAAGATGAAGGCGGAAACCGACAAGCACGTTCCCGACGTCTCCACCAATCAGGGCCGGGACGCGATCCGCTCGCTCGCCTTCAAGGTCACGAAGGCCAAGACGACACTCGACAAGGCGGGGCTCGCGCTGACCGAAGAATGGCGCCAGAAAACGAACGCCGTGAATGCCGCGCGCAAGGAGATGGTCGCGCAGCTCGATCAGCTCGCCGAGGAAGTGCGCAAGCCGCTCACTGAATGGGAGGAATCCGAAAAGGCCCGCGTCACAAAGTGCCGCGAGACGATCGACGGCTTCAAGGCCGCCGCCGTCATATCGATCGAGGACACGTCCGCGACTGTTCGAGATCGTGGCAAATCCGTTTGGGAAACCCAGATCGGCGACGAGTTCGGCGACATGGCCGGAGAGGCGCAGGCCGCGAAAGACGAAGCGGTCGGCGCCCTTCGCCGCGCGCTGGAGCGCTTGTTGAAAGAGGAAGCTGATCGGGCCGAACTCGAACGCCTGCGCGCCGAGGCCGCCGAGCGGGAGCGGGAGGAACAAGAGCGCCGTGAAGCAGAGGAGGCTGAGCGCGCACGCGTAGCCGCCGAGAAGGCCGAGGCCGATCGCAAGGCCCGCGCCGAGGCGGAGGAGAAGGCCCGCATCGAGGCCGCTGCAAAGGCGGCCGAAGAGGCAGCTCGCCAGGAAGCTGAGCGCAAGGCCCAGGCTGAGCGGGAAGCCGCCGAGCGCGCCCATGCCGAAGCGCTGGCCGCTGAAAGGCGCCGCGCCGACGAAGCCGAAGCTGCCCGGAAAGCCGAGGCTGATCGCATCGCCGCCGCTGAAGCAGCCCGCAAAGCGGAAGCCGAGCGCCAGGCCGAGGAAGATCGCCAGCGCGAGGCCAACCGCGCCCACCGCACCCGCGTTCAGCGCGCCGCGAAAGAGGCGATCATGACGTGCGGCGTCGACGAGGACACGGCCCGCAAGATCGTCCTTGCCATCATCGCCGGGGAAATCCCGGCCGTAACCCTGAGGTTCTGATGATCGACAATCCTTTCGATGAAGCCTTCGCCGGCTTCACTGAGCCGGAGGCAACGCGGGCGAATGCCGGTGACAACAGCGCCGCCAAGCCCAAGGAGCCTGGCGCGCACATCCGCATCTACCCCAACGTCATCCAGGGCAGCGACGAATGGCTCGCGATGCGATGCGGGCTCCTCACCGCGTCCGAGATGAAGCTGGTGATCACGCCGACCCTGAAGGCGGCCGCCAACGACAAGGAGAGAGCGCACGTCGCCGAACTCGCGGCCCAGCGCATCACTGGGTACGTCGAGCCGCAATACGTCTCCGATGACATGCTGCGCGGCCGAGACGACGAGATCGAGGCGACCAACCTCTACGGGAAGACCTACCATCCCGTCGAATCGATCGGCTTCATCACCAACGACCGCTTCGGCTTCACGATCGGCTATTCGCCAGACGCCAAGCTCCTCGGGAAAAACGCCGGCATCGAGAACAAGTCGCGCCGGCAGAAATTCCAGGTCGACACGATCTGCAATCTCGAGATGCCGTCCGATTACGTGATCCAGCTGCAGACCGGGCTGCTCGTCTCGGAGTGGGATTGGATCGACTTCAACAGCTACTCCGGCGGGCTCCCGATGATCACGCTTCGCATCTGGCCCGATCCCGTCATTCAAGAGGCGATCGTCAATGTCGCCGGGGAGTGCGAGCGCAGGATCTGCGAGCGCGTCGCCCGCTATCATGAGGTGCTGGCGTCCGACGCCCTCCTCATCCCCACCGAGCGCAGGATTGAACAGGAGATGTTCGTATGAACGACATGAGCAGCGTCATCGTCCCGAAAAGCGACCAGATCAATGCCGACGATCTGATCCCGGGGCCGCAGACTATCACCATCCGCGACGTCCAGATCCGCGGTGGCCAGGAGCAGCCGGTCTCGATCTTCTTCGAAGGGAGCGACAAGGCTTACCGTCCGTGCAAGTCGATGAGCCGCGTGCTTGTCGCGGCATGGGGCGCCGACGCCAAGGCCTACATCGGCCGCTCGCTGACGCTCTATCGCGATCCGACCGTGAAATGGGGCGGGCTTGAAGTGGGCGGAATCCGCATCAGCCATCTGAGCGACATCGAGAACACGATGACGATGGCGCTGACTGCGACCAAGGGCAGCCGCAAGCCGTACACGGTGAAGCCCCTGACTGCCGCGCCGGCCGCGACCAGCGCTGGCTTCGGCGCGA